TTTCGTATTCAAAGTTAACACCACCTCGCTTAAGCTGAGATGCTAATGTCTCTTCAAATCCAGAACGGTAATTAGAAGTTCGCTGTGAGCGTTTCTTCCGTCTCTTCCGCATCGAATGCTGAGTCAAGTGTTTCACCGCCATTAGCTACGTATCCTTCTTCAGCTGTAAAGCCAAACGATTCAGCGGACTGTTCACTTACTCCACCGTTAGCTAACTCTAATACTTGGACGGCTGCTAGTTCAAACGACACACCAAATCCAAGTGCACCTGAGTACCAGAAGTTAGGACGGAAAGCTACATTAACTTTACTACCTCCCCATACCTGTACATCTTTCTGTAACGGTTTACCTTGTGCATCGTACATAGCTACACTGAAAAAGTATTCCTTACCTGCCTTGGTTTTCACACCACCTTTTAACTTAGTCTTGATGATGAGCTGACCGTCCTTCTCGACGATAGGAATCTCAACCTTCTTTACTTCTTTACCTAACTCATCTTGTTTAGCTTTCAACTCTTGCTCATATAAAGGGCGTAGTTGTTTCTTAACTTGATCAGCTAACTCAGGTGTAAGGATAACTTCACATTGGTACTCACCGTACTCTTTCTTGTATGTCTTGTTTGGTTCATTCAAGTGGCAGTACCTTGTAGTACCACTTACTTTTATTATGTCGTGTTTCTTTCGTGCTTTTACTGTCATATCTCTATGGGTGTTTATGTTTTTAAGAAAGCAGATACTTCATCTGTGTTATTGCAGAGACATCTAAGTCTCCAAGCTCCGGCACTGACGGAAGTTCTGCTTCTGGGTTGGTGTTGATTTGCTCCATTCGGAACTCGGTCAGGAGATCAACGTTAAATGTTTGAGAGTAGGTTCTTCTTACGATTGCGTTCATAGCTCTAGCGTTACAAGCGTGTGTTACAAAACAGTCATGTATATAAGCTGCATCGAAGTCAACAAAGTTTGCAACTTGATGTACGATTGATGCGTCTAAGCTGTGTATAAAGTTAGCAGTTACTGCATTTGTTTGTCCCTTCGGATCGATGTTATCTTCAAAGTCATCAGTCTGTATAGTTATACTTAGGTTTTGAAAGACAGATTCTACATTCACCTTCTTGTACCTATGAAAACTTTGTATTACTTTAAAGCCTGTAGGTGTAGTCCACATGATCGGTTGGTCGTAGCCTATAGCTCGTACACTTTCACGTAAGAACTGCATGACTTGATTGACTGGACGACACATCTGAGTAGCTAATCTATTTACTATCTTACTGATCCAGATAACAGCTGTTAACATCTCACCTACCCCTGTCCAAGGATGATTGATACCTATACTTTTAAATATATCTTGTACTAAATTATAATGTGTAGCTCCGTACGGTTTATTCATCACAGCTAACTTAGCTAACTTGCGAGAGAATCCATACTTCATCCACTCCTGGGCTAGTACACCACCGTCTTTCTTTAGTTCTTCGTACACCCTGTCAGCAAACTCAGCGTACATATCGTTAGCCTTATCTCTATCTACTAAGTTACACATCCTACCTGTGTCCTTGTCCCGTAGTAATAACGATAGGATTTGCATACCATTATTACTGCAATCTTGACGGACAGGTAGGTAAGATACATAGCCGTACCCTTCTTCGGTAAACTTCTTATACTCTAAGCAGAAGCGTAAGAAACAGAACGGATCACTAGCTTCGGTCCACCAGTCAGTACCGTGTGGATCATTCGCTGCTTCCAATATAAACTTCTGTCGTTTACCTATCCATTCGATACGTTCATCTCGTGTACCTTTTACTCCCCACATGTTCGCACCGTGGACTAATATCGACATAAGGTCATCTTCATCTACTACTTGTTCACCTCTACTGAAGTCTAACAAACTCTTAGCTAAGTCAGACCCTTGTGGATGTAAGTAGTATGGTAAAGCATACACTCTACCTCGGTAGTCACAACGATACGGAAAGTAGAACTTGTCCCACTCACTATATACTTTACCTAGGTGTAAGATACGACAGGTTTGATAACGCTTACTACTGTTCGATTCGTTTGCAGTTCTGATGTCCTTTTGCTTTAACTTCCAAGCTCTGAACTCATGCGGACAATCACCAGTATACCTAGGTTGCTCATCTATCTCTCCAAAGTTTGGTATGTTTCCAATGACTCGTTTGTTTTCCCAACACTTTAATGTGATCGCTAATACATCTTTGTTAATTTGCCAAGCTGTCTTCTGTAACTTGTTAAGAGCAGACATGGCGTGTTGGTAAGAACTCTCGTAAGGTTTAAAATTAGCTACAGGTTTACCCGTGAATAGCTTTTGTGGTGGCATATGTTTAACGCTGTATCCTCCACCTACTAAACCGTACCAATCAACAGGTTCTTCTGGTAGTGCCATCTTAAATACACGAGTAGTCTCCTTCCAACTATCAAAACGACTCACCCAATCTGTAAATTCATTAGTAGCACGGACGATACGCTCGGCTTTGTGTCCCTTCTGTCTGCCTGTAGCAAAGTCCATGACCCATAAGCCTGTCTCTATTCTTATTTCCTCTAACAACCAAGCACCTAACCCTGCCTTACACTTACTATCCCATAGCGTAAATCGTTCTTCTTCGTAGTCGTAGAACTGCTTCAGTTTCATAGCTTTAGAGCGGTCATCCATCGCCAGTAGGTCAAGCTTACTAGGGTGCATAGTATCTAATGCTCTGTCCCATCGTGCTTGGTTCTCGAAAGCCTTACCTATCTTATACGCCATCCTACCAACAGGTAAATTAAACTGTAAGTTATCTAGAAAAGTTTGAAGAGCTAGACTAGCTATCTGATACGGACACATATCAAGTACGAAGGTAAGAAACAATGGAGTCGTATGCTCTGTACTGCCACCAAAGGTATCCATGAAGTCATCGACTTTCTTTCCTAACTTCGGAGCCATGACCCGTAACATACGCTTAGATGCTTCAGTCTTACTGGACTCACCGTCCATCCGTAGCTTTGCTTGTCGGTTACGATACTGTGCCCGTCCCCACTCACGCATACGCCAAGCTTTACCCTTTGTCTTCTTCTCTTCGGTCATGTATTAATACTCCTGTCCTTCTTGTTGCTTGTTAAACCAAGTGCGAGGTAGTTTGCGTGGTATTTTAGTACGATGAGCGATAAGTTTACCGTCCACATCCCGTACATACTTACCCTTCTTATCCGTCTCAAAGCTAGTGATCTGAGTCTCCCCCCAAAAGTGATACCATCCATCCGCTATAGCTCGATGATCGATACTACTCCAATCAAACGGACAGTCAGTTATCTCTTCATTTATGTCAAATTTACTCATGTCTCAGTATGTCGTTCTCCGCCTCCCAAAACTGCCCGTCCACTACGAAAGGTTGATCAATCTCTTGGGTCTTCAAGGTTGTTTTCGGACAGGTAATCTTGGATTTCTTCTTCGGTATCAAAACCCGCAAGATCGTCCAGTAGTAATTCTCTTCTTTCTTCTTCTCTTCTTTCTTCTTCATGTTCAAGATCAATTGGGTTGTTGCTGTTCAGCCATTGGTCGTAGTTGTTCATTTTATTATATTTTATCTCTTCGGGTATGTCCCAAGATCGGTTAGTAGTAAATAAACCTGTATTAATCACGGTACATCCAAGCTGTAAAGATTATTATTATTAAGATGATGGATAGGAATGTAAGACTTGTCATAATTATATATTCTCCTTCGGTCATTGGTTATTCAATTGGTTCTTTATATCGTCTCCGATTGGTTCGTAATTACCGAGGGATTCGATCTGGCGTTTTAGTTGTTCGTCTTGTAGCTCTACTAATCTTTCACGGACACGTAAATTGTCGGTTAGCTTGTACTTTAAACCGGTGTAGTGAGTGATAAGAGCTTGTAAGGATTCGTCATCTAAGCTCGGTAAGTTTTCGGGGTCAGTTGTCATGTAAGTTATTCGGTTATCGGGTTGCATTCATCGCAGACATTGGATTCGTTCTCCATGCCTTGCAAGCTCAAATCGCAGTCGGTACATTTCTTAGAGCTACGGACAGGTACACTTAGTTTTTTAATTTCCTTTAAGGTTTGCTTGGCTTGCTCTATGAAGTCTCCCTTGCTACTAGCCGTTCCTTGAAACTGAGGGTATTGACGGCACGCCCAAAGAATATTCGGACAGGTACTGTATCGTTCGTTGTCGATTCGATAGAAGAAAGCGATTTGGTTGCCGTTATGATCGGTTAGGTAGTAGGTTACACTCATACTGGTTTAGCTAAGTGGAAGCGAAGGTTCAAGCTAGTCGCAAGCCGTTGACCCGCAAGCCTAGCTTTTAATGGACTAGTTGCTTCTAGCGTTGCTACTTGTGTAGGCTTATCGTCTTTGTCTAGGCAGATGATGTTGTAATCTTTTCTCACTTAATTTTAGGTTTTAATAGGATGCCTGATGTGTGAGCATGGCAAGCAATGTTGTATTGATCAGCTACGGCTTGGACTTTATCAAGTATGGCTTGTGTAAGCTTTTCCTTGAGATCGATAGTTATCTCTTTGCCGTCTTTAGCTACGGCTTTGCAATAGGATTCTAGTATAGTCATAGGTAAGGATTAATTATGAGAAGATGATGCAAAGGACGATCAAAGCCCATCCCCCTAAGTATAACAAAGGAAAGGAATTACAGATAATGCGGTCAAGTTTAGTTATTTCTGGGTTGTTCATAGTCTTATGCGGTTGCTAGTTCAACACCTTGGATAAGTTTGTGTAAAGCGGTGTATAATTCCTTCTTAGTACCTAATTCGATAGTTTGACGGATACCACCGCCATCGGTTGCCATTTCATGTAAGCCATAAGCTCCATAAGCTCGGTAGATGTGAAAGTTGCCTATTTGTGCGGTGAGTTTGCCGTCCTCTTTTATGTAAGGCTTTAGCGGTCTGTCTAGTTGCTTGTTTAACTCAGTAGTTAATAGCTCTAATTGTTTGATTGTTGTTCTCATATATATATATTTGGTTTTTACGGACAGGTAAACTGTACCCGTCACTTGCTCGGTTAAATATACGGACAGGTAAGCTGTCAAGCATATAATCATAAAGGTTATTCACAGCGATTTACCTGGGTACAAAAAAACCCCACCTGATTAAAGGTGAGGTTTAAATGTGTTAAGCGTTTACCGCTTGGATTGCTCGCAATGCTTCAATGATATCCACTTTGCTGGAGGACGGCTGAGGCTGGTTACCACGCATTATGCGGCGTAAATCATTAGTCATCTTAGCGTGTTTTGATTGATTGATCTTAGCGTCTAGCTTGGTGTTCATGTAATCCACTTTGGCGATGATGTCGTTGATCTTAGCGGTAGCGTTTTGTATGTTGTTGTTCATATTACTTATTTATTTATTGGTTTGGTTTATTTATATGAAGTCCCGGAGGACTGAGAAAGAACTACCCATATTAAGCAAAGGCCGTGCCAATTATTACCGATTCATAAGCCGTTGATTATCAACAAAACTACTAATTCTAAGTGTGACATAATGACACAGTTGTGACGGCACAGTGTGACACAATGACACAAAAGTTGAACCAAGAAAGCAAAAACATATACACAACTAAACGCAACTTACTTGCAATAAGCGTACTACTTATACTAAATACATAAGTCCATACTTATTTAATCGCCATCAAACTACCCGTATTTACAGTAGAATAACACTAAGTTGCTGACTATCAAGTACTTACCATTAGACATAATGGCTATAGTGCGAAGTAATACCCCCCCTATAAGAATCTACCTGGGTACACGCGGGGGTAATTAACGCCGGCGTATATAGCGTAAGCCCCTCAGATTTTTTCGATCAAACCTTTCGACGGTGTGTGTCGTTTGTGCTACGTTATACGTATATGTTAATGGCAACCTTTACTGAATGTGATCCTATCCCTATAGCGAAGCCTCCTCCGTCCTTCCCGATGTACGCTTGGGAGTCAGTCTTCTGGATTTAGAACATCGGCGATAGGTCGTCTAGATCGTCTTCTACTATATCATCCCCTGTAAAGATAACATCATCTGTTTCAGTCAGTACAGACAGTTTAGCGAAGTCCAGGCTACCCGCTATCGTGTAATCGTTAAGATCGTATTCATTCTTGAACCTATGTATAAGTTTGAATAGCTCGTATTGAAAAGTGTCTGTCTGTTCGTTTATATCCATAACGACTGTACTATAACAAAAGTTGAGACGATGTACTA